TCTACACTACGACTTGGAATATGAAAATGTTATTATGACACAGATGCGAGGTCGTCTGGGTCAGATAGTGGGATCAGGTTTCGGTGATAAAGCAACTGACTTGGGTGTAAGAACAACGAAGGCAGTCAAGAGAGTGGGTTGCTCTAACTTGAAACAGTTGGTAGAGTCAGATAAACTCATAATACCAGATTTTGATATCATTGTAGAGTTATCAAACTTTGTTGCTAAAGGTGCATCGTTTGAAGCGGAAGATGGTGCTACAGATGACTTGGTAATGTGTCTTGTTTTATATTCTTGGTTGACAGACCAAAACTACTTCAAAGAGCTCACGGATGATGATATCCGTAGACGTTTATTTGAAAGTCAACAGAAGATGATTGAAGAAGATATGGCACCGTTTGGGTTTATGGATGATGGACTCAACTATTATGATGACCAACCATTTACAGATGTAGATGGGGACTATTGGAGTCCTACTAAACCTCCGTCAGGGCAAATATAAAAGGCAATTCTTCATTTGTTTTAATTGCGTGATAACCGTCACGTTGACAATTAGCACAAACAACTATACTTTCTTGCATTAGTTTTTCTGCTTTTTTTCTATGGGGATTATCAGGACCCCATCTAATATAAAGAGAACGTATTGTAGAGTCGTGCGGCCAGTAACAAAGTCTGTGACTTTCCGCTTCATTGCATCCACACTGTTTTCCTTCAAAGGTTTTTAAATATTTTCTATATCTTGTTTTCCCACGCATGCCAGGCATCCTCCTATTATTATTTAGTCCTGGATCCTGGTGGTTGTGTCTAAAATCGCCATTTTTATAAATAACTATGAAAATCGAATAAAGTGATTAAGTCCCGATAATATAAACTTACAGGAGAAATAAACAAATGGCAACACTCGTTTCGCCGGGTATCCTAGTACAAGAAAAGGATCTAACCGGTATTGTAACAGGTGACGCATCTACAACTGGTGGTATTGGAATAGTTTCCGAGAAAGGTCCTGTTGAAGAAGTGGTTACCGTAGGAAATGAAAGTGAACTAGTAACGGTGTTTGGTAAGCCTAATGCTAGTACTTTTGAGTGGTTCTTTACTGCCGCTTCTTTTTTGAAGTATGCGAACACATTACGGGTTGTGCGCTTTGCAACAGGTATGGTTAATGCCTGTGTGAGTGGTACAGCTATTCTAGTAAAAAACACAGAAGATTGGACCGCTAACTATGCAGATGGTTCTGCTAACGTAGGTTCATGGTGTGCTCGATCTGCAGGCTCTTGGGGTAACAACCTCAAAGTATGGACGTGTCCTAGTGCTTCAGCATATGAGCAACACTTAGGTACAAACAACCTAGTCAATGGTGCTTTAGCAGAAGGTGCTACAGCTGTTGTTGTGGACGATGTTGATGCATCTGGTTACGCTATCGTAGTAAACGATATCATTGCTTTTACTTCTGACACAGCAGGTGCAACACCAGTTACAGGTCACGAAGGTAAAGAGTATATTGTTACGGCAGTAAACACAAGTACAAACACACTAACCATCAAACAGCATAATACATTTTCAGTAAAGGGTCTGGCAGCAGCTGTTGCTGATGACTCTAACATCACACGCCGATGGCGTTGGTATGAGGAGTTCGCAGGTTCGCCTGGAACATCTACAGATTGTGCCACTGCTGGTGGTTCGGGTGATGAAATGCACATTATGATTAGTGATGAAGGTGCCGGTCTGACAGGCACAACAAATGCTATCCTAGAGAAATGGTCACACGTTTCTAAAGCGTTTGATGCAAGAACTGATAGTGGTGATAACAACTATTATGTCGATGCTCTTTTTGCTGGTTCTGAATACATCTTTTGGATGGATCATAACGCTTCTGGCACCAACTGGGGCACAGGAAAAACTGGTACAACCTTTACTAATGTTGTTCCGTCAGCTGAAGATTCGCTGGCCAGTGGTACTAATGACTATGTGCCGACTAACGGTGAAAAGATTGCAGCGTATGACTTGTTTGACAATGACCAACTTCCAGTCAGTCTGATGATTGCTGGTCCTGGTGATGCAACACACGTTACAAACCTTATCGACATTGCTGAGAAGCGAAAAGACCTAGTTGTCTTTGCTTCACCAGAAAGAGCTGACGTTGTTGGAGTCTCTAACTCTTTCACACAGACAAACAATGTCCGTAACTTCTATCTCAACCTTGCTAGCACGTCTTATGCAATGTTTGACAGTGGTTACAAAAAGATGTATGACAAGTATAACGACCAGTATCGTTACATTCCCTTGAATGGTGATACGGCAGGTTGTACTGCAAACGCTGAGTTGGTTGCAGAAGCATGGTATTCACCTGCTGGACTGAATCGTGGTAATATTCGTTCTGCAGTTGGCTTGGCTTACAATCCTTCACAGACTCAACGCGATACTCTGTATCGCAATCGTATCAACCCAGTATGCTCCTTCCCAGGTGAAGGTACATTACTTTGGGGTGACAAAACAGCTCTGGCTCGAAACAGTGCATTCAACAGAATCAACGTTCGACGCCTATTCAATTTCATTGAAGATGCTATCGAAAGAGCCGCCAAGGCAGTTCTCTTTGAGTTCAACGATGAGTTTACCCGAGAGCAGTTTGTCGGTATGGTAGAACCTTTCCTCCGTGATGTCCAGGGTCGAAGGGGTATTACTGACTTCCAGGTTGTTTGTGATGAAACAAATAACACTGGTCAAGTGATAGATGCAAATGAACTACGGGCTGATATCTATATCAAACCTGCCAGGTCTATTAACTTTATCACACTTACATTTGTCGCAACACGCACCGGCGTTGACTTTGCAGACGTAATTGGTTAATATAGGAGAAAATAAAAGATGGCAAGACTATCAGATTTTGTAGGAGCTCTGAAAGATGGTGGAGCACGAGCTAATCAGTTTGAAGTAAATATTACTGGTGGGCCTGCATCACTGCTGACTTCTTCTCAAGACTTCAAGTTTCTTTGCAGGTCGACAACAGTTCCGGCACTAACGATGGGCGAAATTGCAGTACCTTATCGTGGGCGTCAGATTTTTGTGGCGGGTGATAGGACTTATGATACTTGGACAGTAGGAGTTATTAGTGACCGGGGTATGGTTATGAGGTCTGCTTTTGAACAGTGGCAGTCTTTCTTGGGCGACATCGGTGGAACAACAGAACGTAGTTCTATTGGTGATACCCCAGCTGCATACTACGGTACAGCTCTAATCAAACAAAAAGATCGAAATGATCGCACACTTCGTTACTACACATTGTATGACGTTTGGCCTACAACTGTAGACGCGATGGAGTTTAACTATGAAACTAACGATACCCTGATGGAGTTCTCGGTAACGCTTCGTTTTAATCACATGACTATTACAGGAAACCCAACAGGACAGTTAGGTAGTTCTGGTGCTGGTGGCGGACAAGGCTCAGGCACAACTGGAGGTCCTCGATAGTAGTTTAGAGTAGTTAGTTGTAAGTGATATAAATAGTTATACTATGGCAGAAATATTTGGTTTTACAATCAAGAAGGCGGAGGCGGGCAAGGCGAAAAGCTTTGTTCCGCCAACGTCTGATGACGCGGCCCTAGAAATTGGTAATGCTGCGGGCTTTTTTGGTCAATATTATGGTTCAGAAGCAACCCCTAAAAATGATTTTGACCTTGTAAAGAAATACCGCATGACTTCGGAACACCCCGAAGCCGACCAAGCAATCGAGGATATCTGTAACGAGGCTATCGTAGCCGATGGTGCAGAGCCCTCAGTTTCCCTATCTTTAGATTTTGTTAATGTTTCCCCTGCAATTAAGAAAAAGATTCATGGTGAGTTTGACCATATTCTTAAACTACTGCATTGGAATTCTAAAGGACACGAAATCTTTAAACGATGGTATATTGATGGACGAATCTATTTCCACAAAATGGTAGACTTAAAAGATACCAGTAAAGGAGTTACGGAAGTTCGTTACATTGATCCTAGAAACATCAAGAAAATAAGGGAAATAGATAAAGAGTACACGAAGGACGTGGCTACTGGAATCGAGGTTGTTGGGAAAGTACGGGAAGCATTTTTGTATAACGAAGAAGGGTTATACCCCGCTTTTACAGGCAAAGGAATGGGTGGAGCTGGTCAAGGCATTGAAGTTTCAGTGGATAGCGTCATATATGTAACCTCCGGGTTATTTGAACCCACATCAAACCAAGTTTATTCATATCTACATAAGGCAATCAAGCCTGTCAATCAATTAAGAATGATTGAAGATGCAGTAGTTATCTATCGCATTTCACGGGCACCTGAGCGTAGAATATTTTATATTGATGTTGGTAACTTACCTAAACAAAAGGCCGAACAATATCTGAAAGATATTATGAATCGTTATCGTAATAAGTTGGTATACGATTCGTCTACAGGTGATGTTCGTGATGATAGACAGAAAATGTCTATGTTGGAAGACTTTTGGTTGCCCAGACGAGAAGGTGGTAGAGGTACAGAAATTACCACACTCCCGGGTGGACAGAATCTAGGTGAGTTAGAAGATATAAAATATTTTCAGAATAAACTATACCGTTCACTTAATGTTCCTCTCTCAAGAATGGAATCAGACTCAGGGTTCAATTTGGGTCGTTCCACAGAGATTACGAGAGATGAGGTTAAGTTTACAAAATTCGTAGGTAAACTCAGAAGGAAGTTTACAGATATATTCCATGACCTACTCAAAACTCAGTTGATATTAAAGAATATAGTAACACCTGAAGATTGGGAAGTTATGAAGGAACAAATCACTTACGATTTTCTACAAGACAATCATTTCTCAGAACTCAAAGATATGGAAATACTGGGTGAACGTATAGACCATCTCGATAGACTTCAGGATTATATTGGAAAGTATTATTCTCACGAATGGATACGGAAAAATATCTTACGTCAGTCTGAAAAAGAGATTGAAGAACTGGATCAACAGATAGAAGATGAGAAGGGTGATGAACCTGAAGATGGTGAAAGTGACGCATTTTTATAAATAGATGAGGAAAGAATTATGACAGAAGTTCAACCAGAAGTAAATGACCTTATTGGGTCTATAGCTAAAGGTGATACTGTAACCGCAGGCAATATCTTTACAGATGTTATGGCTGCGAAAATGCAGGCCGCTATGGATGTGCGTAAGCAAGAGTTTGCTGCACAGATGTTTGATGTTCCTGCAGAAGTAGAAGAACCAGTAACTGCGGAGGAACCTGCAGTAGAGGAAGAGTAAAATGAAACTCATAGCAGAGACAACTGAAAATATTGAATTTATTACAGAAGCCAACGAAAGTGGTGGAAAGAACTACAAAATTCGTGGTGTATTTCTACAGGCTGATGTAAAGAATCGTAATGGCAGAGTATATCCGTATCCAGTTTTACAGAAAGAAGTAAAACGATACAACAAAGAGTTTATTCAAAAGAAACGGGCGTTTGGAGAGTTAGGACATCCAGATGGTCCCACAGTCAATCTTGAAAGAGTATCCCATATGATAACAGACCTTTACGCCGATGAGAGTAATTTCTTAGGCGAAGCGAAAGTTATGGATACTCCGTATGGAAAGATTGTAAAGAATCTTATAGATGAAGGTGCCCAGCTGGGTGTTTCCTCTAGAGGTATGGGTTCATTAGAACCAAAAAGTGGTGCGCAGTATGTAAGAGATGACTTTTATCTCGCCACTGCTGCTGATATCGTAGCAGACCCCTCTGCTCCCAATGCTTTCGTGGAAGGCATCATGGAAGGTAAGGAGTGGGTGTGGGACAATGGTATCGTTAAAGAAGTAGACATTGAAAATTATAGAAAGCAAATTGAAGCCAAGCGTATAAACCGTGGTAAAGCCGAGGTGGCTGCGTGGGAAGATTTTGTTTCAAAGTTATAATTTTTATAAATAATAAAAAACGAATATAGGAGTCTAATCCAAAATGTCAGAAGAACTTAACACAAAGTTGGAAGAGCTTCTAGATGCCGAACTAACTGAGGACGAAGTTACCAAGATGGAAGAAGAAATCCAAAGTTTGGAAGAAGTTGAAGAGGTAGGTGGAGTCGTAAAGATGAAGCAGACCGGTTCAACCGCATCCAAACCTTCCGCTGGTGGTGGCGAGAAATCAGAACTAAAAGACGATTCGGATGAGTTGGCCAAAGAGGTCACTGATCCTAAGGATGCACAGTCTATTGGTAAAGCCGCTGCTAGTAAGATGAGCCCAGCCAAGAAAACTAATGCAGGTAATGGTTCTGAAGCTAAAGTCAAACAGGGAAGTTCAGCAACTGCTACTCCAGGTGATTCGATGAAACTCGCTGCTGGCGATGAAATTGATCACGATGGAGCACAACTAGAGGAAGCCCGAATGACCAAGGCAAAAATGCTAGAGAATCTTAAAGCTCAAATTGAAGAGCTTGGAAAACTCAATAAGTCTGACCTTTCTGCGGTGCATGAGAAAATCAATGCAGCGATGAAGGGTGAGGAACTTGAGGAAGACAAGTCTGATGCAGAGTTGAAAGAACTTGAGGCACAGAAGAAAGAAATCGAAGAGCGTATGAAGAAGATTTCTGTGAAAGAAGATGTTGAAGCACTTATTACTGGCGAAGGCCTCTCTGAGGAATTCAAAGATAAGGCGGCTACAATTTTCGAGGCGGCGGTAAAGTCCAAAGTCAAAGCAGAAATTGTCAAGCTTGAAGAAGAATATGCTGAGAAACTAGAGAGTGATGTTGCTCAAGCTGTTTCCGAAACATCTGATAAGGTAGATTCATACCTTGCGTATGTTGTGGAAGAGTGGATGAAACATAACGAAGTAGCTATTGAGCATAAACTTAAAACAGAAATCACAGAGAATTTCATTACAGGCCTGAAAGGTTTGTTTGAAGAACATCATATCACTGTTCCGGAAGAGCAGTTTGATATTCTCGATGCTGCTGCACAGCAGGCTGACGAAATGGAAGCTAAGCTGAATGAGCAGACTGAAAAGAACATCGAACTAACTCGGAAAGTTGCTGATTTGGAACAGCAGGAAATTCTCGTTGATGTGGCTTCCGACCTAGCGGATACGGAAGTGGAAAAATTTGTTGGACTAGCAGAAGGTGTTGGTTACGAAAGTAGCGAAGATTATCGTGGTAAATTGAACACGATTAAAGAGAGTTATTTTCACCGGACTGTGAAGAAAGACGAAGTTGAGGCAGCACCAGTTTATAATGAATTAGGCGATGTTAGCTCTAATATGGCTGCTTATATGACTGCAATCGGTAAACAAGAAAAGCGTGCGCAGAAATAATAATTAATATAAATAGTACTAAAATTAGGAGATACTAATAATGTTCAATTCAGAACAACTACAGGAAAAGTGGCAGCCAGTACTAGAGCATGCTGATCTCCCTGA